TCAAAACAGTCCTCCCAATGCCGCTGGCTCCCAGTTCATGATCACCAGTTCTCCACTGACCTCGGCCTTACCCTGCCGCTGGTTAGTCGTGGTGTAGCGGATGTCCAGCGTCTCAAAATGAAAGCCCTCGAACACCCGGCGGATGTCCGGGTGGTCGTTAATGCTGACCATCACCCTGCCCTTACAGCGGCGCATAAAATCGGCCATGCGTTCGTAATTTTCAAACGGAAAATCCACCCCATACCCTGCGGTCTGCCAGTACGGCGGGTCCATGTAGTGGAAGGTGTGTGCCCGATCGTAGCGTTCGGCGCATTCCAGCCAAGGCAGGTTCTCCACGTAGGTACCGGACAGGCGTTGCCACGCGGCTGAGAGGTTTTCCTCGATACGGAGCAGATTGATGGCCGGACCGGTGGTCGCGGTGCCGAACGTCTGCCTGGACACCTTGCCGGCGAAGGCATGGTGCTGCAGGTAGAAGAATCGCGCGGCGCGCTGGATGTCGGTGAGGGTTTCCGGGCGGGTCATCTTCTGCCACTCGAATACCTGACGCGAACTGAGCGCCCATTTGAACTGACGCACGAACTCTTCGAGGTGATTTTGCACCACACGATACAACGTCACCAGGTCACCGTTGATGTCGTTGAGGACTTCCACGGGCGCCGCCTGGGGTCGCATAAAGTACAGCGCGGCGCCGCCGGCAAAGACTTCGACGTAGCATTCGTGGGGAGGAAACAGCGGAATAAGGCGATCGGCCAGACGGCGTTTGCCGCCCATCCAAGGGATGATGGGTGAAGACATAGATAGCAAGACCTTTACTGTATAAATAAACAGGTGCTAGGCTCGCTGTGCTTTGTGCACAGAGCAGGAGCCTTGGCGGGACTTGCAGGGACAATCTGCGGGGACGGTGGCCAAGCTGGATGTTGACGCATCCAGCTTGGCCGCTCCTTTTACTTTGATTTTTGAAACTTCTGACTCGGGCCGACTCATGCGCCCGGGCGATCAATCCGGCACTTCAAGTACGACCTTCTGCGGTTTCCCTGACGCCTTGGCCTTGCCCTCCTTGCCGCCGTTGCACTCCACCGACACCGTCCACCCGGACGGGGTAAAAGTGTGATCCACCGACTCCGCCAAATACTCACCATCGAGCCCACGCTTGAAGCCCTGCGCCTCGATCATGATTTCGGCAAACAGGTCAGTTCGCCCAGGCAGGTCCAGACGCACCGAGGCCGTCGAGCGGTTGAACGCGGCCAGGCGTGCCTTCGCCGCTTCATCGGCCGCCGTGCGGTCCGGATACAGATGGCGGTCGGTATGCACCGGCGGCAGGCCTTCCGGCACGTTGGGGTTGTCCAAGTGCGAAATCAGCAGTTCGCCGCTGGCCGAGTCCTGGTACTGGGTGCTGACCCCTTGATGGGCGCTGCGGTCGCTCAAACGAAACTGCCAGCGGGTCACATCACTGCGTTGCAGGGTGATCACCGCCAAGGCCTTGCCACTGGCGCTCTGTCCGCCCTGTCGCGGCAAGACCAGCAGCTTGCCGTCGGCCACCTTGGCCGTGCAGTCGTGCTTCTTGGCCACCCGGGTGATGAAATTGAAGTCCGACTCATTGAGCTGATCCATGCGCGGCACCCGGGTATCGACCGGACACGACGGCTGCCAGCCATTGCGGGCCGCCACGTCACCGACGATCTCCGCCAGGCTGACATCCTCCCAACTGCCACTGCGGGTGGTTTTGCCGCTGCCGCGCATGTCGCTGGCCTTGCCGCTGATCACCAGCGTATCCGGTGGGCCGGAGACGGCCACTTCGTCCACGGTGTAGCGGCCCATGCGGGTCAGGTCGGCGCCGACATAACCCAGGTAGATTTCGATACTCGCGCCACGCACGGGCAGCGACACGGCGCCGTCACGGTCATCAATGCGCAGCTCAAACGAATCCGAGGCCATGCCGGGCCGATCGGATAGCTGTAGCGAGACCAGCCGATCATTGATCAAGGTGGTGATGTCGGCGCCGTCGGCAACGATGCGGAAAAGCGGTTGCATGTCGGTACTCCGAACAAGAAAAAGCCCGCACTCGGCGGGCTGGGTAACGGGATCAATCCCATAGCGAGATCTCGCTGTCAGTCTCGACCACCAGGTCCGGCAGCGTGATCAGTACGCCGGCCCGGAACGGCTGCGGCTCATCGGCCAGGCCCTGGTTGGCGGCCAGCACCGCCTCGACGCTGCGGTTCAGGTGGCCGTAATAGTGGTGACACAGGGTGTCGAGCAGATCCCCGTCAGCTGTTCTGCAGGTCATCGCCATAACGGACAAACTCCAATGAAAAGCCCTGCTTGCGCGGGATCGCCCCGGGCAATAAGGCGCTTTGCTCTTCTTCAATATTGGTCAAACACCAGTTGCCCAACACCTCGCCATAACCGGTGGTCAGGTTCAGTGGCAGCAACTTGGCGCCGATGCTGCGCAGCGTATCCAGCTGCTTCAGCCCGCCTTTGAAGCTCGGGTAGATCGTGCCCTTGATGGTGATTTTTTCCTCACCCAGACCCACCGCCTGCTGTGCCGGGCGCCGCGTCAGGCGTTCCTGCGCGGCCCAGCGAAACGACGTCTGCCGCCGGAGTTCGTCAAACGCGGCGGTGTCCAGGTTGAAGTAATACGGACGTTCATTGGCCTTGAGCGGGTAGAGAATCAGCAGGTGCGGGAACGGCTTCACCGCGTCGGCTATCGGCGTCATGTCGCCGGCAAACCATTCCGTGGGCAGGATGTTGCCCAACGCAGCATTGGCCTTGCCGGCCACCTTGCTGAACGCCGCGCCAAACCGGCCGATCTGTTCGGTCAGGGCGGAAAAGTGCTCATCAAACTGGGCCAGCGCGCGCTGGGTCTGGTTGTAGTAGCTGGCGACCTTGCCAATCTTGGCCTGCGCCGAGTTGATCGCATCCTGCAGACGCCGGGTCTTGTCGCTCAGGTCTTCGCTGATAAAGGGCAGACCTTCCAGCGCATCGGCCGCCCCACTGATCTCATTGAGCGCGCCATTCATGGGGCCGGTCATGGACTCCAGGTCAGTGCGCCCGGCCTCTCCGGCGTCGACCATGTACTTCAGCCCGCCTTGCAGGTGTTGCAGGTAAGTTTTTTCATCCGCCATTTCACGTCCTCAACCCACGTGGGGTGCATCAAACAACTGCCGGGAACGTGCTTCCCGGGCGAAATCTTCAAACTGACGGCGCAGGTATGGCATCAATTCCCGGACCAACTGCGCCGGGTCCTTCACATCGCCGTGCACCTGAAACACTGGGGCCGGAGCGAAGGTGAATTGCTGATCGACCTTCGGCCATTCGGATGTCTTTGCTGCGGTGCTCGACATCAATGCCACCGCCGTAACCGGCGCGGCGGAGGCACTGTCCATCGAGCGCACGACCGCGCCAACCTCCTGACCGGCGGGCATAGGAAAGAGTCCGAGCGGTGCTTTGGGTACGACCGGGGTGTCCGGCCCGCCAAACAACGCCTTGCCCATGGTCGCGCCCACGTCGCCGCCGCCCCACGCCCCGAGCCAGGCACCGATCATTCCGCCCACCGCGGTACCGAGCAACGGAATGACCGAACCGATAGCCGCGCCGGCCGCTGCACCCGCCAATCCACCGGCAAGCCCACCCGCCGCCTCGCCGTAGCCTTCGGCCTTTTCATCACGGGTGGTGGCGTTCTGGTAAGTGTCCAGCATCTGAACGCCGGCACCGACCACCGCCAGCGCCCCACCCACTTTCATGCCACGGGACGGCCGACTTGCAGGGCCTTTTCTCTTTCGACCTGAATCGTGATCCAGCCCGTCGTCATCGCCGTCATTCGCGTTGGTCACGAATACCCGCTGCACGATATTGGACCGGTCGCCGGCCGAACCGCGCGCGATGTTCACCAGCCCCCGACCGATCTTCAGTGCGGCCCAGGCCTTGCCCGCCAGCAAGGCTCCGGCACTCAGCGCCGCCAGGCCCAGCACCACGTTAGGCGTCTCCTCGGACAAGGCGGTCAAGCCACGCGCTGCTGCACCGATACCGCTGGCCAGCGCATCCGTCGCCGGACGCAGGGCATCACCGATCGCACGCAGCGAATCGTTGAATGCCTGACCGGTTTCGGCCCAACGTTGCGACGAGCTCTCGCGACGTTCGTTCAGGTTTTTGTCGAGAATGTCCTTGCGCGGGCCGTCGGGGTTCGAAGCGCCCTTTTTCAGCTCCGCGTAGAATTTTTTGTTCTGGGTGTACGCCATCAGCGCGGTCTTGACCTGCATGTCGGCAAACAGATCGCCGGTACGCAAAGTGGCGGCCAAGGCATCGGCCATCGCTTGCGCCTTGGCCGGGTCCGTCTCCTGGTTGATCTGGGTCAGGCCCTGATCCAGCTGTTTGGCCTTTTTCGGGTCGGTCTTTTCTACATACCGGCGCGCCAGTTCAAAACTGGCTTCAAAGGTCGACAGCCCCTTGGCAATGGCGGCGTTCATCGAGCCCTGATAGTCGATCCCGGCATCGGCATAACCTTTGACCGTTTCCCCCGAACCGATTTTCGCGATCCAGTTTTTCAGGTTGTTCGCCGCCTCATCGGCGCTGCCGGCGCTCTTGATCTGCACCTGCAACATGGCGCCCAGCTGCGTCACCGCCTCCTGGCCGCTGATGCCGCTGCTGGCCATCTGCGCCAACAACTCCGGAAACCACTTGGCCATGTCGGCCGCCTCGAAGCTGCCTTGCTGGCCCAGCAGGGCAACCGACGCCAGTGCCTGTTCCATTTTTTTTGGGTCGGTGATCTTGGCGTTGTTCTGCATTGCCAGAATCATCTTCGCCGTGTCGGTGCCCGAAGCGCCCTGCCCGACTGCAAACTTGGCAGCCACCGGGGCGTACCTCAGCGCTTCGGTCAACACCATGCCGCCACCGACCAACTGATTCACTAGGTCGGCCACTTGGGTGTTGGCCATGCCGGTGTCTTTTGAGGTCTGGACGATGTCGCGGGCGGTGTCCATTTCCTGTTGGGTGTTGGCGGTACCGGACTTGATTGCGATGTCCCGGATGATCGCCTGAAAATCCGCGCTGACCTTGGTCGGTACCGCGGCCAGTGTGGTACCGGCCACCGCCGTGCCAAATCCACTGCGCAGGCTCTCCCGCCCCTCTTCGACCTGCCCCATGCCTTTGGCTTTGAACTCGGCACTGCGCACCACCTTGCCCAGCGCCAAATACTCCTGACGTAGGCGCCCGACTTCGACACCCTGCTTGCGCAAGCTGTTGGTGTTGGTTTCCAGTTTGCGCAGCAAGGCGTCGGCATTGGCCGCCCCGCTGTCGTGGGCTTTTTTCCATTCATCGCGTAGACGCATGGTCTCGCCGATGACTTTCTGCAAACCTTTGGCGCGGGTGGTTTGCGCCTCGAGCTTTTTCATTTCGCCGCTGACATTCTTGAAGGCGGCGCCCAGGGATGAATCGACGGCGCCGCCAATTACCAGCCCGAGCGAGAGTTTGTTCGCCATGCGGAGTACCTATATGCAACGGGGATGGGCTCAGTCCGTGAGCCACCAGACCATCTCGGAAAACGACAGCCCCTGAATCTCGGCCGCCGAAAAATTCAACTCGACGGCCAAGCGTTTGGCCAGGGCCTTTTGCAGCCTGGGGTTAAACCCCGTCGTCTGCTCCCAAACGAAAATAGGCGGTCTGCAGACGACGATAATCACGCATCAGCAGCCCCTCCAGATCCGCGCGGCCGATGCTCGCCAGGCTGCAGAACAGGACCATCTCCTGCTCTTCTTCGTTGGTACCGCCCTGCAATGTCGCGGCGCGCATCTCGCGCACCGTCGGTTCGCGCAGGGACAGTTTGTCGACCTGAATGCCGTTGGCCTGACTCGGCCGGGACAGGGCCACGGTGGCAATGCCATCGCCCAGTTGCAGCCACTTGGGCAGAACGTTGTCTTTCACATTGCTCATGGTGTTGCTCCTTACATGCCCAGGGCAGACCGCACAGCGGCCAGTTGATCGGTGCCATCGATGACGCGGATCGAGTTGAGGGGATCGATTTCAAACATCACGCTGCCGTCGATTTCCAGCTTGTAATAGGTCACCGCGACGGCGTACTTGAACTCGCCTTTTTCACCCGGTTTCCAGTCCCCCGGATCGACTTCCTTGAGGCTGCCACGCAGGGTGGCGACCACCGACTTGACCGAACCTTTCTGGCCCTTGAAGGCACCGCGGAACGAGGCGTTGAACCCGGTCAGGTCGGACTGGCCGAAGAACTTCAGCACCTCGCGGCGCACACCGTTGGTGAGGAAGCTGGCTTCCAACTTCTCCATACCCATGTCGAGTTCGACCGCCGCGTCCATGCCGCCAGCGCGGTACTCGTCAGTCTTGAGGGTCAACTTGGGCAGGGTCAGGCTCGGCACATCGCCTTGCAGGCTGATGCCGTCCACGAACAGGTTGGTGTTGTAGAGCACTTCCGGAATCATAAAGCGGCCTCCTTAGGCGGCGGTGTCCAGCACTTCAGTGATCCACTGATCGGTCACCTCCACGCGAAAGTTCGGGTTTTCGGCCGGCGGTACGTCAGTGAACCGAATGTTCCAATACACCTTGCCGTCGCTGAGTTCGCTGGAGGTGTTCAACTCTTCGTCGGCATACACCTCGAAGTTGATGATCGCGCCCTGATTCTTCAGGTCGCGCATGAACGCCTGCAGGCCTTCGGTCACGTCCTTGACGTAGGTCGCGGTGATCGAACGGTCGACGGCCCACTTGTGCGCGTAAAGGATGGCGTCCATGACGATGTCCAGCGTGCGTACGCGGGTGACGAACTTCCATTTCGGGTCGCTGGACAGCGTACGGTTGCCCCACAGGCGGTAGCCGTCATCACGGATGATCGTGGTGATATTCGCGTTGTTGAGCAGGTTGGCCCGGCAGGACGCATCGCCGTCGAGAAACTCGATTGGCCGCGTGGTGCCGGTGATGCCGACAAACTCCTTGTTCGACGGCGAGGCCCAGAAGCCGTAGGTGGCATCGGTCCACGCAAACAAGCCGGCAGTCCAGGCCGAAGCCGGCGCGTTGACCGTGGCACTGGTCCCGGTGTCCCAGAACTGCACGCCGGGGTCGACCATGTAGGCGTGTTTGCTGCCGAAATTTTCGGCGTACTCAATGGCAGCTTCGTCGGTGGTGTTCGGCCCGTCGAGGATGGCCATGGCCCGCATCTTGTCGGCCAGTGCCACCAGCTCCGTGCCCACCGCCAGCGTCGACGAGTACCCCGGAGTCACCAACAACCGTGGCTGGGCGTTGAACTTGCTTTTGCCGTTGAGCAACGCCTGCATGCCAGTACGGCTGCCGTCGGCCCAAACGCCACCGATGATCGCGGACAACTGCTCGGCCGGGTCGTCCAGCAGCGGCACACCGACAGCGACAATCACTGCCTTCGACCGCTTGAAAATCGCTTTACAGTCCTGGGTGATGGCCGCGTCCGGCCCCCAGGCGGCCACCGCTTCGCTTTCGCGGGTGATCAGCAGCAATTCGTTGGCCGCTGCGGTTGCCGGCGGCCCCACGGTGAAGGTGTTGCACAGGCCGATGATCGACGCGGACGGGGTGGCGATATGCCGGGCGCCGGTGTCCACCAAGGTCACGGTGACGCCGTGAAAAAAACTCATAGAGTGATGCTCCAGAAACGAAAAAGCCCCGCATAAGCGAGGCCGTGGGGATGTGCGGTGACTTGCAGCATGGAAAAGAAAACGCCCCGGCAATGCGGGGCGTCAGGACGCGGTGCTGGTCAGTCCGTCCGGCTTTAACGGCCGTTTATCACTGGCTGGAAAGTCTGGCGAAAGAGGCCAGGCCCGCAGTTCATTGCGGTAGGTGCGCCAGGCGAGTTCGGTGTTCAGCGCAGCCGGATCAGCATCCAGATGCTTGTCGATCTCTCGGCCAGCCCAGTGCAGTTCATTTTCGATCCACGATCGTTCTCGACGGTTTTGCATCGCCAGATCGAGCGCGGCATCGAGCACCCAATCGAGACCGTCCCAGAGATGGGCCGCACTCGGTCGCGGCAACGCCGTCAGTTCGGCCGGTAACTCGCCCGGCATCGAATGCGTCACTTCGGCACCATCGGTGGTGCGGAAAGCCACGCCACGATAATCAGGCACCACGCCCCACGCATTCTGTTGCCTGACGACCACCTGCTGCTCCGGGGCTTCAGGCGGCACCTCCAGCGTTGCGCCAGCCGGTAGACCGCAGCCGCGACTCACATAGATGTCGTGCTGTCCGAGGTACTCACCGGTGGTTTCACTGAACGTGTAAACGTCAATCCAGCCACTCTCATCAAAAAAGCCATTCACTAAAGTAGTCATCAATACATCCTGCAGATGTAGTTGTAAGCGACGTTGCGCATTCGGGTTTCTGGACTCACACGGACGACGGCTGAAGGATTGAAAGTTACCGACATGTTGCCCGTTGTACTGACTCGTGGTGCAGCGGGTATATCACTCGTCATGTAACCCGTAGCCGTAAATACGCCGGTCGCGGTATTCACCAGCAACATTGAATCGTCATCTTGCAGCCTGAGTTCACCCGTCATGTTTTGTAGCGCGTCGAGTTGAAGGCTCAACACAGGGCGCCCATAGTCGGGATCGATTCCGCGCCCGCCATCCAGACCACGAATCGACTCACCGCGCAGATCTGGCAGCATTCCAGTGGGATACACGGCTGCCAATGCCGGGTACCACTCGACATTGAACGGCTGCCCCCCCATCAAAACGCATTTGTCGGGTGGCGTAGCGGTTGGCCATGGAAACGGCACTCCAACGGGAAGCGAAAATATGGAAGCAGGATCAAAATTACTTTCGGTCCAGATCTTCCCGAAGTCGGATGCATCAACCTGTAAACCCACGTCGCTCGAGGCGGGTCGATAACCAATGTAGACCTTGTTCGACGCCTGACCCGCACCACCGCCTTGCTGCACGGGAGTGAAACCCAGTGCCGCCTGATACGCAGCAGGGTCAAAGTTGCTAGTGTTCCAACCCGTTACCCACTCACTGAATTCATATCCCTCTGGGGTCTGAACTGCGCCTCGGGTATAGGTTGTACCGGAGTTATAGCTGGTGATTTGTTGCCAGAGGGTGTCTTGACTGACTGCAACCAGCATGGGGGAGAATTGACCGCCGGCAGGCATGTTCAGGCTGGTGTTCACCCGGTAAATGCCCACAGTAGTGATTGTGTTTAGATCAGTGCCGTCGGGAAGGACAATCCCCCCGTGACCGATACCATAAGCACCCGTGAGCAATACACGGCCTGGCGTGTCATCTTGGGGGTAGATTTGTTTAACCAGATTGGTTGAGTCCCATATGCTTTCCCATTCGCCCCAAACACCGGCAGTCAAGGCCCGGCGGTGTAGGGTGTGGTCGGCATTCCCATAAATCTCCTGGAAGGCGTATTGACCTGGTGTAATCGCCGAAACGCGAACCCAACCCTCATAGATCCCGCCACCTGGCCCTCCTATGCCATTGCTGATGAAATAGAGGGCCGTCTCCGCGTTCAAACCACCGATGTCAACGTCACTGACCGCATAGGCAGGCCCGCCCCAGCCGAACGCTCCGACCTTCATCAGCGCATCAGGCGTTTCATCGTGCAGATGGACCTGCACATCAGCGGTCGCAGCGGTGCCCAGCCCGAGGTTATTCCGAGCCTCGACCACATCCGCAACATCGCCCAAGTTTTCGGTCACTGCCAGGGCATCGGTGATGCCGTAGCCGTCCAGGGTGGTCGGGTTGGTACCGGCGACCACACGCCCGAGGGCATCGACGGTGACACTGCGAAAGGTGCCCACACCGACCCCACTGCCGCCTGCGATTATTTCAAACTGCAAACCGGTGGTGCCGAGGGTGATCGGCACGTCGGTGACCAACTGCCAGAGGCTGTCGCCGTTGGTCGTGCCCTGCTCGACGTGGATAAACAACCCCGGTGTCACTTCCAGGCTGTTGTCGGCATCGGCGGCCCGCGTCCAGCCTTCGGCGCTGACGACATACAGGCCATTCTCTTGGGGCAGCGCCTGGGCGGTCACCAACACCCGGTCACCGACGACCACGGCCACGTCATCGATGGTCTGTAGATTGCTCAGGGCAATGGCGGCGGTCGTCGCCACCCGCGCTGACTGTTTGTGATCCAGCTTGGCCAGCGCTTCGCTGATCGCGAGGTCCACGTATTCGCGGGTGGCCAGCACCACCGCCGGATCGATCTTCAGCACGATGTTCGCCGAGCTGCTGACGATGAAGTTCATCCGCACCACTTGGGTCTTGCCACTGCCTTGGTCCAGCAACGGTTTATAGCTCGGCGCGCAGTTGGCCACCGCCACCAGGTCGCCGTCAACGTCGTACAGGCCGATCTCGCGAATCCATTCGCCGCCGACTTCCGGCGGAATGATCTGTTCGGTGATGACGGTGTTGGGATTGGCCGGATCGACGCGGATCTGGTTGATCGGCGCCCGGCGCCATTCATTGATCAACTGGGTCTGCAGGCGATCGGGAATCGGGTCGGTGCCGTTGGCATCGCCCAGGCCCATCTCGGTGAACATCCAGTCCAGGCCCATGGCGATGGCATTGGCATGTTTGGCTTCACCGACCGCCGTGAGAATGGCAAAAAACTGACTGGTCTTATCAATCATAGGGATAAACGTCCAAAGTATCGGTTTCATCGACGCAAAGCGCCGGGCCAAAGCTGCCGGTCACGTCGATGTCTTGCGGAGCCGGTGGGTACACGTCGATCTCTTCGCCCTCTTGCACGCACACGGCAATGCCCAGCACCCCTTCGGTCTGCAGACTGAGCGCCAGGTTGGTCATGTGCCGGCTGACCGGACGGGCATCGTCGATCAACCACGCCAGTTCCTCGTACAGCTCCTCGGTGATGCCGGCGTCATTCAGGCCGACCTCCAGAGCGAAGGTGCCGGGCACGCCTTCCGGCACGGTGTCGTACCATTCCACGACGTCGATCAGGTAGCCCAAGGGCTCGACCACCCGCCGCAGCGAGCCGATGGTGCCTTTGCGTGCATGCACGTCGTACGCGGAGCGGATCGCCGTGCGCTTGGCCTCTTGGGTCCAGTTGTTGTTCCAGCGGTCCACCGACCAGGCCGAGGCCAGGTACGGCAACAGGTGTTCGGGGCAGCTGTCGGCGTTGTACAAACTGCGCAGCGGAATCAACGTGTTTTCGTAGTTGGCCGCTTCCACGGCCAATTCCAGCGGGGTGCTGTTAAGCGGTAACAGACTGCTCATGTCAGGCCCCCAGCGTCACGCTGTAACCGGTGCAATACGCCGCCTCGGCCTTAGTCGGCTTGATGTCGGTCCAGCCCAGCAGCTCTACCCGGGCGATGCCGGGAACGTGCAATTGCGCATCGATCCCCGAGCGCGCTACTTCCAGCCCCAGGCGACGACGCGGGTTGATCCACTCGCTCAGGCGTTTTTGGCTTTCGGCCAGGTAGGCTTCGTTCTCCGGGCCGGGTGCCTGCGGATACAACACCGCTTCAATGCGGTAATCGATGACCACGGCACTCTGCACCGTGAGGCGGTCCGCCACCGGCCGCACGTCTTCGTCATTGAGGTGCAGCCGGACCTCTTCCAGCAGTTCCGGCGAGGCGGCGCCACTGCCTTCGAGGCTGAGCACGGTGACCACCACCACGGCCGGCGATGGGCTTTCCGCCGTGGCATCGGCCACCAACCCGGAGGCGTTGCGCGCATGCAGGATGTAGCTGTTACGCGGCCCCGCCGTGGTCAGCCCCTCATACGACAGCTGCACCCGCTCACGCAGGGCATCGTCCTCTTCGAGCACCTGCGGCGTCGGCGGCACCGTGCTCGGATCTCCCGCCTGAATCACCAGGCGTTGCAGATTGACGTTGGCGGCCAGGTGATCGAGGTCGGCCCGCTCGGCATGGGCCAACAGCAAGGCCTTGCCCGCGTCGTTGACCCGCGCCCGGTTCTGCAAGGCACCATACGCCGCCTGCTCGATCAGCTTGAGTACCGGGTCACTTTCCAGCTCCGCGCTCCAATTGTCACCCATGCTCAGGCGGAAGGCTTCCAGTTTCTCCTGGTAAACCTCCTCAAAGTCGAGGTCCTCCAGCACTTGCGGCGGCGGCAGGGCCGCCAGTTCCATGGTCATGCGGACACCTCCAAAGTCACGTCGCTACCCAGGTACTGCCCGGTCAGCTCAAAGGTGATACGCCCGTCGAGAATGGCCACCGCGCGCACCCGCCCCAGCTTTAGACGTGGTTCCCAACGGCCCAACGTGCTGGCCACCTCGGCTTGCACGGCACTCTTCCAGCCGTCATTGACCGGCAGGTCGACAAAGCGCCGCAGCTTGCTGCCGTACTCCGGGCGCATGCGTCGGCTGCCCAAGGGCGTGGACAAGATGTCCTCGATGGACTGGCGCAGGTGATCGAGGCCGGAAATGAGTTGGCCGGTACGGCGGTCCAGTCCGATCATCCCGATCATGGGATCAGCCCTCGACCGCGACAAAATCCTTGCGGCCATGCAAATACTCGAGCGCGACCGTGTCATCCGAGGCCACCGCGACCTGGCCTTTTGCCACTTTCAAGGTGCGCCCGGCCTCCAGCAGGACCAGCACCCGCGAGGTATACAGCGTGTCGCGGAAGGTACAGAGCGCGGCCGGCGTGGCCGGGATCGGCTCATCGCTGACTACCGATACGTCCTTGGTTTTACTCGTCATGCTTTTTCTCCAGACATGAAAAAGCCCGCACGCGGCGGGCTAAAGATGAATATCTGTTCAGTGGGAATGGTTGCTGCTGTTGCCGCCGGCATCCATGATCGTGCCGGCGCCGCTGATATCACCGGACACGCTCAGCGCACCGTCGATGCTCACCTCACCCGACAGCGTGATCTGGCTGGCCGTCACCCGGATTTGCTCCGGCGTCACTTCAAACTGCGAGCCACCGACCGTGATCGTCGCGTGGCTGCCATTGGGTAACGCGATGCTGTAGCTGCCGGCTTGCCAGTCGTAGACCAGCGAGCCGCCATCATCGAAGTACCAGGCCTCGACGTGATCACGGTTGTCCGGCGGCGTCCCGGCGTTGCCATACAGCCCCGGGATAAAGGTGCCCATGGCCGGATCACCGCTGGGGCTGAACAGCGCGCCCTGCTCATTCAGACTTGGCGCGCGCCAATGACGGGCCTTGCCCGCCGCCAGGCTGTGCCAGCGCACCCAAGCACTGACCCAGGCACCGGCCTTGACCCGCACCCGCCCCGCGCTCAGATCGACGCCGACCACCACGCAGGGCATCAGCATCGCCGCGATCATCCGGTCATGTTCGGCGCTGGCGTATCCCATGCCAGATCCTCCGGTTGAAAGTAGTGATCTTCATTGCCGGTACCGGTGCAGCCATCGACATTCAGGTACAGGGTGCCCGGGGGCTCGACAGGCCACAGCCACTCAACCTCACCGAGGTAGATCTGCTGGGTCCACTCCACCGTCCACACGGTGTAGCCATCCAGTTCAGGTTTGGTCCAATCCTGACGCGACGCCACAAACTGCGCCTGTTCGACGTTGTCCAGCCCCCAGGTTTGTGCCCGCAACAGAATGGCAAGTTGTGCGGCCAACTGGGCACCGAGTTGCTGATGACGGGCCAACTCGGGCGCGACAATGACCCGCGCTTCAAAGCGCTGGACCAGCACCGTTTCACCGGTGCCGATGTCGGGCCCGGGCTCAAACTCAACCGGCTCGAGAAATACCGCCGGCAACGCTATCCGGTCCTGAATGTCCGGACAGGTCGCCACAAACCGCACCGAGGGCAGTGCCTGGCGGATGTGGTCCTCGATGGCGGCGTACAACGCATCCAGCGAAAAGGCAGGATCAGACACGGTTGCTCCCCTTCAGGTATTTGTGCAGTTCAAAGTTCATCTCTTGTCTGAACACGACCAGTAGACGCTCGTCGGCCTTGTTGGCCCAGGTGTAAAACGGACCTTCAACGTCTTCGAGCGAGACCTTGGCCTTGGCCAGTGGAAAGCGATTGTCGTTTTCCGCGATCCAGCCCGAACTTGTGCCTCCACCCGCGGACGCGCTGCTGCCGGGATAGTCATCCGGGTTGAAATGTTTGCTGGAGGTGCGGATCCAGATGTCCGCCTTGTTGCCATACACACGCTTGTAAAAGGCGCCCTGGTAGCGCCGCCCCGCCACCGAGACACCAGCCTTGCCCTGCCGGGGATTGCCTACCCGGCTGGCCTCCATCGGGTTGGTGCCAAACCAGAGTTTGCCCAACTGGCCCTGGCCTTTGATGGGATAGCTGCGCAGACGCTGACGCACCGCGCGGACGGCGATTCGTTCCTGCTTGCTGACATCCCGCGCCATGTGCGTGGCCAGCCAGCCCAAGGTCTTGTTGATTGCCCGCCGTTGCGCCGCGGCGGCCGCCTTGGGCATCACCTTGGCCAACTGTTTAAAAGCCTGCATATCGTCTGCGGAAAACTGCAGCGAAACCGGCACGGTACTCATGCTTTTAACCTCAACGACAAGGCCACCAGACCATCACCCGCCGGCTCCAGGTGAATCAGGGTGTACTCGCCACCACCGTCCAAAACCGGTAAGTCAATGAGCACTGTCTGCGCTTTTTCCACGCCCGCGGCGTCGGCCACGCGAATGTGAAAACACGGCTCGCGCAAGCCGGTGTTCAAGCGTCCGATTTTGGGCTGCAACCAAGGCGCCGAGAACATGCCCTGCACCCGCCGACCTTCAATGAAGCCAACATCGGCCAGGGTGTCGAACACTACGCTGTCGATCTCCGCGACCAGGTCTCGAAAGGCCATGGTCAGAGCGTCAGCAGGATCTGTGCCCGAGGACGGGTGCATAGGTGCAACGGGTTGGACTGGGCTTCACCGGCCATGCCCTTGTTGAACGGCAGTGGTTCCAGCTTGCTGTAGTACGGCAGGCCTTGGGTGTTGGCGGTTTCCATGTAGTCCGCTGGGGCAAAGCAGGAGATGTACAGTTCCGGCACGCCTTCGGGAATCAACAACGCCTGATCGTCGTGGATAAACGACACCCCGGCGATCCGCCCGCGGTAGCGCTCCCAGACGATGCCACCCAGCTCGAAGCTGTCCCGCGCATCACCACGCAATTCCGCGGCTTGGATCGTATTGAGGTAGGTTTCCTCAACCGATTTGTGCGTGACCAGCTTGTTCCAGAAATTCTTGCCACAGAAGGCCCGCGCGCCCGAGCTGGTGACGCTGCCCAGTTCATCGTCCTGCATGTCCAGCGCTTCGGCGCACTTGACCCGAACCTTGGTAGCCGGGTCGTTCAAGCCCATGGACAAGCTTTGTTGCTCCACACCAAACGCCTGATAGATGTTCAGCAGGACCGTCGAACCATCCGCGTCCAGCACCAGACCGTTCAGCGCGCCCATGCGCTGGAATTCATGGGTGGCATCGAGCTGACGTTTGGCCTTGCTCAGGCGCGTGTTGACCACGCCCTGCACGGCCTGCAACTCGGTGGTCGTACCAAAGGCGCGAATGCCCTGAATTTCGTCGGCCTTGATGGTGAAACGCTGCGGCAGGTGCACAGTGTTAAACGGAATCATCTGACGCTTGCTGGCACCCACGACCAGACCCGAGGTGCCGCGCTCACCCGCCGGCACCAGGGCCAGGGTGTTACCGTCCTTTTCAATCTGCACGGTCAGGGTGCTGATGCCTTCCTCGCGAAATAGGCCCAGGCTACTGATGCGACCCGGCAGGTATTCCTGCTCATTGATCGCCGCGGTCAGCGAAGACACGGAAAAAACATCGTCGGTAAAAATGCCAATGTCGGCCATGAAGGGACTCTCCAGAAAAGCAAAACCCCGCACAGGGCGGGGTTGGGGTAAGGGGGGGCTGACTTAGCGGGCTATCACAAACTGAGCCGCCAAGGCGGCCTCCGCCTCAGCATCGAAACCGGTCAAATGCACCTCGCTGACCTCGGCCAGCCGTACCACGGCACTCGCGCGACGCTCTTCGGTCGATTCACCCAGCGGCCCGTAGAGGATGCAGGCCGCGACTTCGGTGCCATCAACGGCGGCGGGATCGTAGGGGGCAAACTCATTGGTCGCCGTGACCAGCCCCAGCACCTGGCCGGCATTCAGCGCGACACCGGCGGCCACCAGAATGGATTCACGAGAGATTTTCCCGGCCCCTTCGGAGAGCAGAAACTCGCCAGCGTGTAGCGTTTCGTACTTTACGGTCATGCTCGTGCTCCTTTTGCACTGTTGGATTGCCCGGCATGGGCGGCCTGACGGGCCGCCCAGATCGAAGTAGGATTCGGTTGTTTCGCCTGCACCTTCGGCGCGGGGTCATCGTCGAGAGGCACGCTGTTGTCGATTTCGAAACCGTTGCCGCTGCTGACGATCTTGTCGAACAACCGCGCGCGTACCGCGGGCTCATCCAGCCCCGCGGCCACATACTCGTGGCTGAGTTCTGGCAGTCGTGCCGCGACACACAGGTCATGCACCGCCTTGGCCCGGGTCAACCCCGCCTGGACGACTTCTTCGCTTTCAAGCTGGGTCGAACTGAGCAATGGCGCGACCAGATTGCTGATCCCCGCCTCGGCGCAACGTTGAGTGATTAACAACGCCAGCTTGGCCGAGTCCGTCACCAGCTTGGGTGGGTCGTTTGGCGCCGGCTCCGAATCTGGCTCAGGCAACTCATCGAGCTGGGCCAGCAATTCAGCTGGGGTGTGCTGGTAACGCTGCATCACCCCGCCCTGCCCCAGACACGCTTTGACCTGCACCCCGTCGCCCACCTCATCGGCCAGCCCCAAGGCAACCGCCTCACTGGCGGTCAACCAGGTTTCGGCAGCCACCAAACCTCGCAGCTCCGCCTCATCGATGTCCGGTGCCTTGGCTTTGTAAGCCGCGATGATCGCTTCCATGGTTTGGTCGAGGACATCCGCCACCTTGCGAAAGCTGTCGGCATCGCCAGCTGCATAGGTCCATGGGTTGTGAATCATCAGCATGGCATTGGAGGCGATCACCACTTTATGGGCACCGCACACCGCGACACTCGCCGCACTCGCGGCCAAGGCATCAATGCGTGCCGTGCAGCGTTCGCCCAGCCGTGACAAGGTGTTGTGCATGGCCAGTCCGTCGAACAGGTCGCCGCCAATGCTGTTGAACGCCGCGATCACCGGTGACACGCCGTCATCGACCGCGCGCAGATCCTGCATAAACTGACTGGCCGTAATGCCCCAGGTACCGATCTCGCCGTAGACAAAGACTTCGATCACGCGCTCGGTCGCTTCGCCACTGGCGTGCACGGCGTACCAGCTTTTGTCCTGCACCGGCACCCGCTGGCCGGCTTTGTTGTAAATGCGTGGCGGCGTGTTCTTGCTCATGTCTGCTCCTTGTCGTCGAGCGCCTGAAGCAGTTCGACGAGCGTGCTGTAATTAAGACCTTTACCCCGAGCGCGCTCGGCATCGGCGGCGTTTTCTTCGTCCACCGTTTCGGCGTCATAGCCGGTGCGCAGGACCATTTCGCTACGCGAGGCAAAGCCGGCGTTCACTTCCATCGTGCGTGACTGAACATCCTGAACCGGATGGATATACGCCCAGCCTTGTGGCACCCAGCGTGTACGCAGGTACTCACGGCGTCGTTGGGCGTAGTCCGGCAACAGCACGGCGCCACTGAGCACCGCCATATCCATCCACGCGGCCCGCACTGGGCGACATAACTGGTGCACATACACACCGAATTGCAGCTGCTCCAGTCGACGCCGGAACTCGGTAAGCACCACCCGTAGTGCACGGTCGTTCACTTCGCGCATGTCGCCTGTGAGGATCTCGTATGGCATTCCGGCGCCGGCCGCTGCCGCCATCAATTGCTGACGCATGAAATCCGGGTAGTTGTTGCCGGCATCTGGCGGCGAGGAAAACTCGACCTCCTCGCCCGGCAACAACTCCTGCATGGTCCCGGGCTCCAATGCCACCATCGGCGTGAAGCCATCCGAAGCGAGGTTCAGTGGCGCTCCGGTCACTGGGTCGACCGGCGTCTGGATGTCATCCGGTGATGGCTTCTTGATGAAGCCGGCGAACAGGTTGGCCACCTCTTGGCGGAACAACACCGCATCGTCGTAGTTGTCCAGGCTGCGCAGGCGCTTGAGCACCGGCGATAAACGCGGCAGACCACGCAGCTGACCCGGTTCGACCGGCTCAAAAATGTGCAGCACCTGGCTCGCCGGTACGCGCACCAATTGGTTGTAGCCACTGTTCAACGACGCGGCATCGCCGGGATGCGAGCGATACATCCAGTACGCCACCCGGCGGCTATCCGGACTGAACTCGATGCCGGCGCGAATGACGTTGCCGTTACGGGCCATTTCGGACTTGTCGTGTGGCACAAACTCCGGCGCCAGCACCTGGAGTTGCAGCGGCACCACCAGCCCCTCATCAAGGCTGCGCGGGCGCAGGCGGACAAAACATTCGCCGGCCGTTTCCACCGTCCGAGCGATCAACGCCTGCTGTCCGTAAAAGTCGGTGAGACCATCGGCGTCGGATTCTTCGGTCCAGTCGGCCCAGAGCTCCTGCAGCAAATGCCGAAGCTCGTCATCCTGGGTTTTTGGCCGCGGCGTGATACCGGTGCCGATCAGGTTGCTGACCCGTTTGTCGATGATGTTGAACGCGTACGGGTCGTTGCGCACTGCTGCACGGGAACGCGAACGCAGGTTGCGCAGCGCCGGAATGGCAATGCTGTTGAAACCGGCGTCGGGCGCATCCCAACTGGCGGAACGACGCCCTTCAGCCGCGCCTTCATAGCTGGCCTTGATATTCGAGGGAATCAAGAAACCGCTGCGGCCCAATGTTGGAAAGTGACGAGCCATTACAGTCCCTTGCCTCCATGGTAAAGCCGCACGATGCGGGACCGAGGGCCTGCCGCCGCGATCAGCGAGCTACGAATTTCGTCGCGTGCCCTGAGCAATTCGTCGATGTCGCGGTACTCGACGTTGCGATCGGCGTAACGCACGATTTTTTCGCCACGCGCGATTGCCTTCTCGACCGCGTCGAGTTGCTGTTGGGTAAAGGCCATGGGGAACGCTCTAAAGTAATAAGACAACGTGAGTTGCAACGGTGCGTTTTCACTCAGCGCCGTTTTTTGAGGTAGCCGCTGCTGGAGCTTCGACGCTGGGGCGGTCGTGCAATCGGCAGCAATACTGCGGCTGGCTTGGCTGGTGGCGGCACGGGATCCGCCGATTGCTGCGGAGATAACACCGGAGCGCGGACGCGTTCGACTGCAATGGCTTTTTCACCCGGCGCCGCCTGCAACAGGGCGCTTTTCACCCGCTCCCAGTCGTGTTCCTTGTAGCGATTCAGGCCCAGGTAATGCGCCATCGCCAGGCTGTACACCATCAAGTCGAGGGCTTCGTTGCGCTCCGCCTTGCCCTTGACCCATTCGATTTTTTTGTAGCCTTTGATGTACCGAGTCACCTTGCGCTCGGCGACGCACTGGGCGAAGAAATCATCCGGCAGGTCGTTGGCAAAGTGCAGCGCGCCGGGGCCGTCCTCTACTGGATAGCGGTTGTAAATCCAATCCTTGGCCGTGTCGGTACCGATGAACCACAGCTCGACACCCTTGCGTTCGGTCAGGCCTTTCCAGGTGACGTCCATCATCGATGGCCGCTGCGCAATCACCGGCCGACCTGACTTGCTCGCGCCCTTGACGGCGAAGATGTTGCGCCAGCGCCGCAGCCGGCAGAACTGGTACACCTCGTCGGTGTGGTTGCCGCCGGAGTCGATACCGGCTGCCCGGATTGTCAGGTCCGCGCCACACGGATGCGGATAACGCGCCTTGAGTTTGTCGTCGAGTACGGACCAGGTGCATTCGTCGGAGGGATCGCCCCAGATCACCTGGTAGTCGATGATCCAGCGCTCCATGCCGGCGCCCCAGCCCACCACCATGAACTCCAGCCGGTTGGCTTGAACATCGACCGAGGCCGTGAGCATCAGCACGGCGAACGGCATCGACCCCAGCCCGTAAGTTTCCAGGCGGGCCCGAGCCATCAGCACATCGGCTTTGGTTTGCTCTTGGGCGCTGTCCCAAACCTTGGCCAGACGGGTGTTATAAAACACCTGCATCGGCTCCAGATCGCCGCGGGACATGGCGGTCTTGGCCTTCTCGAACTGCTTGGCCAGCGCGGCCCAGCCTGTCCAGCCGGGCGGCGAGTACAACGCATTGAGGTTGAAGCCGACGGTTTCACCATCGCCCTGGGCATGGGCGCGCCACTCGCCTTTGGCCAACATCTCACCCTTGTGATGTTCCTCGATCAGCACGTCACAGTCAGGCCCGGCGCACTCGTAGTGTGCCCGTTGGCAATCCGCCGAATAATGCAGGCGTTCCCATTCGAGGACTTGCATGTGCCCGCAATTCGGGCACGGCACGTAGTAAAAACGCTGGTCGCTGGTCTCGAACAGGTCGGCAATGCGCGAGGCGCCCCGGATTGTCGGCGAACTGGAAAAGTAGAACTTGGCATTACGGCCAAACGTACTGCCCCGGGTTTCAGCCAGCTCAATCGGGTCGCCCTCCTCGCCCACGTCCACCACCCAGCGATCCACTTCATCGCCATAGATGTACCGGGCCGACAACTCCGACAGGTTTGCCGCCGATCCGGCGGTGGTGACATACAGCGAACCACCTTCGAATTCTTTGGTGTCCATGGTGTTGCGCGCATCACGCGAACGGTTCGCCGCGACTCGTTCGCGCAGCACTGGGGTGGCCTTGATGGTCTTGCCGATGCGCGACGAGACTCGCTTGGCCAACCCCAGGCTGGGCAACAGCGTGAGAATATTCGACGGCGCCATATGGATCAGGCCGCCAATCCAGTTCAAGGCGATCTGGGTTTTCATCAACTGCGAGGCCACCATGGTCACCACGCGCTTGCACGGGTGGGCCGGTGACAGGCAGCGCATGGGCTCGCGGGCATACGGTGTTCGCGCTGTGCGGTACTGTCCTGGCTCGGCCGCCCCGGCATCCCGCGGGATGCGCATGAACTCATCAGCCCACTGATCGATCCAGACATCCGGCTCTGGCCGCAGCCCGCGGAAATACGCCTCCCGGTACACCGCTGCACCGTCGGGCATTTCCGCTGACATGGATTAGCTCGCTGCAGTCAAAGAATGGATGAGGTCAGTCGAGGACATCCGCTCGGCATCGTCCAACACCCGGCGCAAGGCAGCAGTGAGGTGCTTCTCGATTTGCCAGTGATCACTCATGGCGGCCAATTCGGGGGCCAACTGTGGCGGCATACCCAGCAACAGATCCCGTAACATTCGCCCGGTCGTGTACGCCGCCGTTTTAACGGCCTCCAACTCGACGTGGGCGCCGCGATTCCTGTGAAACTCGCTCTCGGTCAAGCGTGACTCATAAAACTCGCGATAGGCGCGCGACTCCTGAAAGTCCGGGATGCCCTCGCCGGACAATGGCGCCTGGTGCGAAAGAACGGCTGAAGGCTCGTATTCGATCTGGGGGCCCGGGGTATTGCCTTCCGGCCTGCGCTGTATCCGTTCGCGCTCGTGCCGCGCCGCCACATTGGCTTTGCTCGGATCCGCTGTGCTGAACAGCAATCGGTCCGTGGCCTCGACATCCACCATGCCGTCCGCCAGCAGAACCAGACGACCGCTCTTGGCCAACTTCGACACATAGGGTTTCGACCAGCCTTGGCGCGTGGCGAACTCCGCTTTGGTGAGTGCTGTCATGTCCATGCCTTACGGTTAACCCGGCAGGGCCGAGGGTTAACCGAGTAAAATAGTCGGTTAACTCCTAGGTCAACCACCTCAAGACCACGGCCCACCTGGCTTTCAGCCAATTCCATAGCCTTTCAATCATTTGCTTAGTTAACTCTTGGTTAACTACCTTAGTTAACCGGGCTGAAAGCCGCGGCCCGCCTGACGTTCAGCCGACTCGACAGCTGGCTGAGTTAACCAGGTTAATTCGTTAGTTAACCGCACTGTAAGTCACAGCCCATAAGGCTTTCAGCTAAGTTAACCAAGGGAGTTAACCAGTTAACTAACTCTGGAGGGGTGCCGCTAACGCGTTTGCGCGAGTCTTATGCCCCGTGTTCCTTGGAAGTTGCCAGGGTCCCCGGGCCTCTGCCGTCTGTCGGAGTCACTCACTGCGTTTGAAACGGAGGCAGTCGACTAAGAGCATTACTTTGCACGATGAGATCGCTTGTTTACGGCTCATGCGGATATCGCAGCAATCTGGCGGGCAACCTCGTCATGGATCAGTTTGGCTGACCAGGTATGCGCAACGACGTCAGTGCCGGCTTCCAGCATCGCGGCATCACCTTCGACGGGAATGGCAGGCAGATCGGTCAGATCGTTGTAGCTACCGGAGAAGTCCGAAGTCCCACTACCAATTGCGGCACGCGCAGCCGCGGCGTCAACACTGACCAGCACCGCCTTACCGACATCCGACGCGTCCGTGATGTTGTCCGAGGTGATGTCGCCCGGTGCACTGCCAACATTGCTTGATCCCTTCACTACAGCCTGAAGCACTTGAAAGCCTTCAGTGATGGAGACAGGACTACCATAAGGCTGCCAACCATCGGCGAGGGCCTGTGCCAGCTTGACCGTCAGCTCCTCGGGAGTGTTGGCGACAACGGTTTCGTATTGGGTGTAAGCCATTCTCTAAATCTCACGATTGAATGATTGAGCGGCGAGCGGCTGACATGCACGCGAATCACCACAGTGGATGTGGCCCGTGACGGCGTAGGCCAGCAGGAGCACAAGTGGCAGCGTCCAGGAGCGGCGCTTCACGGCGCCGAATCCGATTTGGGAAACTTGAAGTCAGCGAACCGATCAGCCAGATCGGCGATTTTCTTCACGCCAAGAAAACCGATGAACACCCCGGCAGCCGTGGCGAAGTTCTGCGGTAAGCCGAAGTACTCCAACAGCGGAATCAGTCCAACGGTGATCAGTGTGCAAAGCGAAGCTTCAAGCAGTGCCTGTCGCCGCGAGCCACCGCCATAAATGATCCGCAAAGCACCGACCACGAATGACAATGCTCCGGCGTAGATCGTCGACGCATGCTGTCCCAGCCACGCGAATAGGACCAACCATGTTTCTGGTTTGTCGGGCATGTTTTTCATCCGAATTCCTCCCTTTCGGGGAGCGCAATAGGTCCGGCTCCAGCAGCAGTCCCCGCTTGGAGCGATGGATGTGGCGGCACCGAAAACGAAAAACCCTGCTCGATGGCAGGGCTTGTAAAGGACACAAAAAAACCCGACTCAATGGTCGGGCTCTTTAAAGGCGTCTCGCTGCGTTGACAGCAACACACGCTGCTATAAAAGCAAATCTATCCCGCGCGGAAAAGGCTTTTTGCAATAAAAGCGAAGCTTTACCCAAATTGGTACGGCCCTTCGAGACAGGCAGAAATCGGCCCAGATGCTGCCGGTCGCGAAACATTGTTTACAACCCAAGATGAGCAGGAGTGTACCGATTGCGACTTGGGGCATGGAGACTCTCACGAAAATGAAGAGTCCAATTTATCGGTGGGGGCTGGCAGGCGCGAAGGCCTCCAAGAGCAGCTCGCTGTCTTCTTGCTGAGGTAGTGATTGCCTTTCTAGCTCGTCCTGAGCCTGGTAAAACAAACGTGACATTACGAATCTGTTAGCTGCCAAGTCTAGGGGGCGTAGCGCCAAGCACTCCGAACCGGAGAACCGACCCTGACCTCTGGGGCCTACAGCTCACTCTCCATGCCCCGTTACCGAGACTGCCTTGATTTCAAGGTCTGAACTGGCCAGAGGCCACCCGAGTAGTGCTATCTTCGACAAGAGATAGCTTGGGCTTAGCTGTGACTTTGGATCGCAGGGAAATGGGTAGATCAGTTGGTCGACTAGAAACACTAAACAACATCTGTAATTTACTTATAAAGCAAGGAGCATGGCTTTGTTAGTCGCAAATGAAGGGCTCGAAATTCCTGAGGCAGCAATTAATAGCGCATTGACCAAATTATCATGGAAACTCCTAAAAAGAGAGCTTGATAAATTTCAATGGTATAGAAACCCGCTTGCATTACTAAGCGCAATTATGCGGACAGAAACACTTATCAATAGACGCCCGAACGCGGAAAAAACAAGAAAGAGAAAAGAACTATTCGATGACCTCATAGCCTTCATATCTCTTAGACTTGATAAGCCTTTGCTCGACCACTTTAAGAAAATGCTTGAATTCTTTGGCGTTGTAGAAACATGCTTTAGTGAAGTATTGAGTTTTGAAGGTGAGCTATCCGCTTTAAAAGATTTAAGTCCAGAAACCAGGCTATGGTCTACTATGACCTGGTTCGTAGGGGATCAAAATCATTTATATAAAAAAGTAGAAGATCAATTTAAGACAGGGACACCAGTACTTATAAACAGTCTTTCAGTAACTGATGCGTACGGTATTCCCGTAGACCCAGAAACTTATCACACGCAACAAGTCGAAGCCTTAGGCTCCGCTATATTGATGGAAGCTTATCGCAATAACTGGTTTAGCTCTGATGGGATTGTAGTAATTCCCGACCGAGTTCCTGTAGATGATGCCGAGGCATTTAAAGCCGGATCAATTCTCTATAATGCAAACATCTGGGCACTCATAGACATCCTACAAGAGCATGTGCGCTACCTAGGTAGAGAACATGATATTAGGGAGGCGCATGAATATGACAATGCCCCCGACAACTTTAAATTTGGAATTGAATTTGGGGAATCCACCAAAGCGCAAATTTTTGACTTCATCGCCGGCCAACGAAATAGCTCTAGGGAATCCACAAACTTTTTCTCCATAAACAAGGATTCCACGCTTAATTCATTACTGGACACGGCCGCAGCAATTAGTGGGTCGAAGACTGTCAAAGACCACTACCATGCTGCATCATCGCTCACTACATTACTAAGCTACAATGTACTTGAAGATGATGCGCTGTATGAAGGGTTAACTTTAAGTGACTGGATTGATGGCTTTTGCTTAATTAGAGAATTTTGTACTGCCATGCTGCCCAAAGCTTCCGAAGGAAAGCCCATGATTTCTGAACTTATCACTTTCAGTCAAGACTCCTTATTAGTTCATCTTCAATCCTCCGGAATGACCAAAGAAAAATCACTTACCTTTGTTAAAAATATAACCTTCCATCGAAAGGCAAGAGATCTTTTTGATGCGCCACTCATAAAGACATCAACAGGATTTGCAGTTATTTACGACATTCTCAAAGGAAGCGTAATAAGCAGAGCGATCGCATCGAACATACTGAGTAGAAAAGGTGAATTTAAGCCAAAAGGAGATGGACTTGAAAACGAAGTAAAAGAGCTTTTTATCTCCCATGGGGTCGAGGCGGTAGGCTACAAAAGAAAATACCCTGAGCCAGAGGGAGAATATCAGTACGATGTTTTAGCACTATGGGATGGCAAACTATTTGTTTTAGAATGCAAGAATAGATGGCTTTGCGAAGGTCGCCCGGTTGCGATCTATAATTTCTTAAAACAAACTCGCGAAGATGTCCGCCAAGCAACAAGACTGGTAAACGGTTTAAAACTTCATCCTGAGATGGTACATGCGGCATTTGGTCGAGAAGTAAAGTACGACGAAATTATTCCGTGCGTCGTTGCTGGGCTACCATACGCGATGCCAGACCAACTAGGTGGCGTGTTTTTTACTGACATATCGATACTCACCAGATTCTTTTCAGATAGATATTTTGGCGTGGAATACACTGATCGATCTAGAGAAGATCAACATGTAATTTACGATCAGTGGGAAACAAATGCGCCCTTAGTTTCCGACCTTATCAAAACGCTTCGTAACCCTATACAAGTAGCTATCACGAGCAGCACTCTTGGTACAAGAAATGTGGAATTTCCGGTTGGTCGATCTATCCACCTAAAGTCTTCCTACACCTACACCAAACAGTTAAATCTAGAAGCATACCGAGACATCATAAATAGTTTGTAATTTTCGCATACTCAAGGACAACAATATGCAACAGAACAACACGGACACAAAGGGAAGCTTTTCCGTAAGATATAAAGAGTTATCCTTTGATGGGGATGAGTGGCCAAGCGGCGAAGACAAGCTCTCTAGGCGGAAAGAAATTGAAAATCTAACTCCGCTATTAATAAACGCACAAGCGCCACTTGTAATATGCTTGGACGCCCCATGGGGCGCAGGAAAAACAACGTTCCTCAAGCTGTGGACACAGTACTTACGGTCACTTGAAATCAAAAGCCTATACTTAAATGCTTGGGAAAATGATTTTGCAGATGACCCGCTACTCCCACTATTAGCGACATTCGACAACTGGATGGCTGCTGAAAAAGAGGAATCCAAAGCAAAAGTCGCTTGGAGCAAGGCCAAAAAATTTGTTCCTGGCCTACTCAAATCCTCTGCCGTCGCTGCGGCCAAAGCTGCATCGTTTGGTATATTAGACATAGATAAAGAATTAGAGAAACTTGCCGGAGATGTAGTCGGAGGTGCAGTCGGCGACATTGTAGATAGCTTTAATGTGAAACAAAAGTCATTAAAGCAATTTAAAGATCAGCTATCCCTAGCTCTAGAAGGCTTACCGAATAGCCAAAACAATCTAGTTATTTTTATTGACGAACTAGATAGATGCCGCCCTACTTATGCAATTGAAATGCTGGAGCGAGTCAAGCATCTTTTTGATCTTGATCGAATCATATTCATACTTGCAATGAATCGAGATCAGCTAGGTAAAGGAATCCAAGGAGTGTATGGTTCATCATTCAATGGCATTCAGTATTTGAAGAGATTCATCGATATTGACTACCAACTTCGAACACCATCCATTAAGGAGTATATTTCTGTAAGACTACAAGAACAGGAAGTTGTAGACTACTTTCGAGCGCGACAGGATGGACGTTATGATCTTGAACACATAACTGAACTTATGACGTATCTTTCGCTTCGGTTCGAGTATACCCCTCGCGACATTAATCAGCTGATTGGCAGACTAAAGCTTATTTTTCGCAGCATTCCTCATAATCATTACCTTGATGAGTCAATCATCGTGCCTTTGTTAGTCTTGAGGCAAGAAAACCCACAGCTTTATACTCGGTATTCAAAGGATGCATTTTGCGCCAATGATGTAATTGAGTTCTTGTCAGGGGCTCGAATTGGTGAGGGTGCGTTGGAGCATCGCATTGCTGTAATGTTCGGCTACCTAATAGGTGCTGCTAGAGACCCACACTCCAACCAAAGTCTGGAGAGCGTCCTTGCGCCTTGGAAAAAATGGTCCGAGATGCTGTCAGAAGCAGCTGAAGCATCCCAACTCCGATCAGAGCTGCAAAGAACAGTCAATGTGGTGATTGAGCTTGCTACTAAAGATCGTGAACTCAGAAGTCGAAGAGGGCTTAACGAGCTAGCTTTTAAGCGTATTGAGCTAGTCGGAGAAATTAATTTCGCATAACATTCTGATGCGAGCAATGAGATATCGCCCAGTCCTTAGCGAATCAATTCCATGTTAATTTACTTCTGGAATTGAATTCGCTAAGGATATTACCCATACCCCCGAGGATCCCAGTAATACTCTACTCGGAAAACTTTCATGAGATGAATTTCCCAAAATTCCTTAGACGCATTAAGTTTGCTATTGGGCGATTTCCGCCTTTCGTCTCCGTCAATTTCGGGTCGATTGCTGCCTTTTGTGATAGGCAGTAATCGACAGATAAATTAGGCAGCTTGCCGCATTGAATGGACAGCACAATCGATCCATGCTGCCCCTGCTCTCGCCAGTTCACGCGTTTTCCCTTCGCTTATGCCGTAGTACTTGCCAACCCGGACCATGGTCCATTTGGCACCGTAGTACAGCCAAATAATATCTCCCATTTGCTGATCCCTATGCGCAAGTCTGGCCACCGCATTGTCGATGGCCATTGCCCAATCGTCGGTGATGCAATAATTTTGGCTCGGCGACACTTGCGGCATCGCCTGGCGCATCAGAGCAAAGGTCGGTGAGGTGTAATTTGGTATCCCTGCCCCGTCCATTCGCCACCATCCCCACTGTTCCAACAAGTACTCGGTGTCTCCTAATGGTCGGCCTGCCGGCTTACGAATCATCATGCATTCAATCCCCTGTGTAATTTGATCCGCCGGCACCGCGACGGTTGTTCTGTTGGTAGTATTCGGCTGGGCCAGATATCGACGAGCCCTGCTGGAGCACTGCAATTTCGCGCTGAGCCCACTGCAATTTGAAGCTCAACTGCGTCACCAATTCGTCCGAAGAAAGTACCACCCTGCTACCCAAAACTACCCAACCGGAGCCGTTGCAATCACTGCAAACCAGCTCATAAAAAACGCCCTGCACCACCGCTTTTCCTTTGCAGGCCGGGCAAGGCTCCAGCTCGATCCGCTCTCTCTTAAAACCGAAGCCTTGCCCTTTTTTCATGTTTCAAATCCTCGCCTTTAACAAATTGTGGAAGTGCCTCGCAGGCCCCGCCGTTTGTGGCGTTCAAGCTAACTTGCGAATCTTCATATCTAACGCCTGTCTGCCCATGAATGCCCCTGAAGCCATGACCATCTAACCAGTCGTGCCACTTCACCAGCGCCAGTCGACGCTGCTCGGTGGCCTGGGTGTTGATGTACGTCGAGGCGATCTTGCCCAGTGAGTGATTGAGCAACATCTCGCCGATGTGGCCGTCAATGCCAAGGTCCGTCCAGGCTGTTCGAGCTACCTTGCGCAGGTCGTGACTGGTCCAAGCCCCCTGCCCCAATCGCGTGAATACGGCGCTGGCCTGATTCTCGCTAAGCGGCAGACCACGACGTGACGGAAACAGATAGGCACCCTCGTAGCCGCTGGCTCGCTGGCAGATGCGGTACCGGCGCAACAGCGCGCAAGCTTGATCGGTCAGTGGCAGCCGGTGCTCGGTTCGGCTTTTGGTGTGCTCGGCAGGGATGAACCACTCACGCTCGGACAGCGCGATATCAGCCCAGCGGGTCATTCGTGTCTCGCCTATACGTGTGCCGTGACAGAGCATCATCAGGGCCAGCATGACGTCACCCGGTGCGCTGTCGAAGCGCTCGGCCAATAGAGTGACAATCTCCGGCACCTGCACACCACGAAGGCGCGCCGGCTTGGGCATGATCTGGGCAGTGGTGAAGTCGGAAAACTTGATTCCGGCCATGGGATTGGTCGGGATCAGGTCCAATTTATGGGCTTGGCGAAAAGCCACGGCCAGCAGACGAAACAGCTGTTGCACGTATGACAACGACAGCACAGCCTGCAATGGCCACATCAGTTCTTTGTCCAGGGAATAGGCGCTCACCGCCCGAATCGGCAAATCCCTCAAGCGTGGCGTTAAGTGGCAAGCAATCGCTGACTTGGCCCCGGCCTTGCGCTTGTTCGACAATGAGCGCGCCTTCGCCATACGCTCGCTAAACCAATCGAGAAGATCACCAACGGTACTCCAGACCTCAATGGCAACACTGGAATCGGGTTTGAGCACCAGACGCTGACGCAGCTCGGGCAGGACTGACAATACTGCCGCGGGCTTCAAATCCGGATAGCCCGCGATACGGTGCCACTTACGATTCGCGACCAAGTACCACGACCCACGTGCCCGCCTGCCGCTAAACCGAAAATACAGGCCGGGATGCCGAGGGTCGCGCAACGTGGTCACAGTCAGATCGGCTGCCTGGCGCCGGATCTCAGGTTCGGTGAGTGACACGGCCAGCGTAGTCATGCACCGGACACCAACTTATCCAGAGCAAACTCTCTCAGCACTTCTTGAAGACGCTTGGCCTTGATAATGGCTGCGGCGTTGCTCTCCCGCTCAGCCTCGACAGAAAGCGCCACTTCCTCAATACGTGCCGCTAGCTTTTTCATGCGTTGTCCGACTTCGTCAGCAAAGCTGATGACTTCGCCAGACAGCACCGCCAACGTATCCAGGGCGCTGGTATCGGCCTTTTTAATGGTCACAACGGCCGACTGGGTTTCTTTTGGCATGCTTTGCTCTCTCGGGGATTTGATAGTGATGGCGGTACGCTGAAAGTGACCGTTAACGGGTTCGCGAATGAGACCTGCCTCCTTCAACTCACCCAAGCCGCGACGGACAGCCGGGAACTGGGCCCCCGTGGCTTCGGAAACCATCAACGAATTGAAAATGTCGTGGGCACTCCAAGGCTCTTGGATTGGCACGACCTGAAACACCTTGCGGGCAAGTGAAGATTGCCCGGCGAGCATGTTTTGTTGCTTGGCTGCATTCATCAGAAGCCACCTGTGGGATTGAATGGATCAGGGAGGGAGTTCAATCGGGTACGAGGAAGCGAGGCTTGTTGCTGCTCGCGTTTTCCCGGGTCACTGGCAAAACGAGCCAGCAACTGGGCGCGTGCGACCTTGCCGTCAAGCGGGATCGACTGTTGCGACATGGTCATCAACAACTGCGCCTCGCCGTACTCTTCCGCGAGTTGCGTTTCGGGCTTTTGCGAGTCGTGACCAATTCCAATGGCGATGTCTTCGAGCGGCTGTCCGCTGACCAACATCCGGATGGTGATGTCATAGGCGCGATCAAAGACCTTGCTGGCCTTCTCGGACACCAAGCTGCTCAGGTTATGCATCTCGCATTGAAGCGCGGCATGACGTACCGCCGGGTGCGACCACTCGCGGAAAAATGCTCGGCTCGGGGCCAAATTAACCAGCGCTTCACGGAAGGCCTTATCGTGTGTAGGAATGCCCAGCATTTCAGGCGTTGGCTGACACCACTTCACAAACTTACCGACGCTCGGCGCGAAATCGTCGCCGTGCTGTCGGCAGTTCTGCAAGCCATAGCGAATCTGCTCGAGGGTATTGATCCCGGCGACGATGAAAGCCTTGATCCAACTGCGCTTCGCAGCCCGCAAGGCTTCATCATCTGGCCAAGCTTGTTTCCAGGCGGGAAAGATCGCTTGCAATTCCTTGAACAGCGAGTTGACGACGTCAGTGGTACCAGGCGGCAATTGTTTCGGTTGAACCAGAGCCACGGGCGGCAGGTTGCCCATCTTGCTCAGCAACTGATTGGCGCTACAGGGTGCTTTCAGCTCCATCACAAATCCCCCAGATCATCAGCCCAACTGGAGTCATCGAAGTCTGGGGACACCGATGAGCTGGAAGCCACTTTGACCTGCTCACGTTTGACCCAACGAATCAGACGAAAACACCAACCGGACGCGCTGTCGACGGTGGCAGGCTTGGCGACGAAGAAACCCTTGAAGCCAGCGAGCAAGTCACTGGTGAGCGAATCAACCGGCAGACCGGCAATCGTGAGCTGATCAGCCAGCGCCTTCTCGCTCGGCAACCAAGCGGCGAACATGGCAAAGCGCTGACGATCATCCAATGACGCGATGGCCGCTTGCTCCTGCTCGGAAATCACATCGGAAATCTCGCGCTGCAGCTGCTGTTCGGTTACTTGATGGTTAAGTGACGTATTGGGTGCAGATTCTGCACCCCGCTCTGTCACAGACTGCACCCCGTTCTGTTGTGATTTGCACCCCGTGGCGTCATTTGCACCCCGTTTTGTACGGGGTGCAGGATTTGCACCCCGTGATAATTGAAGGTCATAAACGACCGGGCGGCGGTCATGGCGATCGATGTGTACGGCGGCGATGGCTTGATTGCCCTCCTGAATCAGCCCAGCCTTCTCCAGGTCGTCCAATTTGTAGCGGACGGTACGCTCAGACAAACCGGTGTCCAGAGCTAGGGTGACGGCCGATGGAAAGGCACCAGCACCGTTCGAGCCGGCATAGTTGGCCAGACACAGCAGCACATGCCGCGCGCTTGAATCTTTCAGAGAATCGATGGGCAAAGAGAGTGCCCAGGACATTGCTTGAACACTCACTGCGAGGCTCCGATGTTAAATTCAGCCAAACGGGCAAGGCCTTTGGGAGTGACCATTGGATCGAATGCCACGCGCTCGATGCCGATCTCCGGGTCAGGCGTTAAGGCCGTTACCTTGTGAGTCATGTAGCCGGCGGTGATGCGCGGTTGATAAGCAACCCAGCGCTTGGAACCCTTGCGGCGGAAAATCCACCGATGCTGTTCAAGCCAAGCAAACAATTTCGCGGGCTGGAGCTGCAACTGCTTGGCGGTGTCGGTGATGCAGATCGCCCCGCCGGCCGCCGCCAGACGCTTGATCGCGGCGACTTTCGGTGCTTGATCGAGAATGACCAGCCGCAGCGACTGGTTGTCCTTGGCTTGGTCGGCGGCAGCCTGCAACGCTTCGGCGTAGGTAGCCGGGATCTGAAAATGATTGAGCTGGGCTTCGAGTTCCTGCCAGCGATCAATAATTTTTGCGCGGAATTCGACGCTGTAACCCGAGACCACCACCAAGGTGTCGCGCTGAGATAACAAGAACTCGCGATAGACCTGACCGTTTTGTGGGTGGACGTAGGGGGTGTCGTTTGACGAAACGACACCCTTGGCAACCAGCGCGCGGATGGTTTTCAGGACGTTGTCGTGCGTGCTGCCAGTCAGCTCGGCGATCTCGCGTGACGACATGGTGTGACATGACACGTTTTGCGATTGACCAAGACGTGTCACGACATCGAAGGTATTGCTCGGGGCAATATGGCTGTGCATAATCATCGCTCTCTAGTTTTACGAATCAGCCGACCTCGACCGTCGGCTTTTTTGTGTCTACGACTCAGGCGATCGACTTCAGCACTGGGCGAGATTTTTCGATCATCTCTTCGGCCTTCCGGCCAAGTTCCCCTGCCCTTGCTTCAACTTGCCGACATTCCTTGGCGAACGCTGGTAAGTGCGGCAGGTCCTTTTCGCTCATCACTTGGTCGTCGAACACCTCGCTTCCAGTGTCAATCACATCCCCCAGGGCACGGATCAACGCACTGAAGCTTTTGCTCCCGCATTGTTCGGTCGCCATCTGGCGGGCACCAATCAAACCGTGACGGCTGGCCAGTTCATTGACGCAGTGATCACGGAACTCAGGCTCGAGTGCATTCACCCACGACTCTTCCAGCCAAGAAGGAATTTCCTGCTCGCTCGACAGCCAGCGTTGAACACGTTTGAGCCAACGACCTGTTGCCCTCACGAACGGGAGGACATCGTTCAACCGCGCCAGCTCATCGAAATCAGGTACCTTCGCCAACTCGATCTTCGCGGCAGGGACGATTAAGTAAATTTCTCGGCTCAGCGCCTGGGCGAAATCGTCCTGGCTCAGGTTGGTGCGAGCGATCTGATTTGCCGCATGCGCAACCAGCACCTGATCGCGGGTTTGCAATTTGTGTCCTGGACTGGACGTATCCATATGAACTGCTCTCTTCTAATCTGACTTCAATGGAGCGCTGGATAATGTGATTGATTAACCAGCGAGACGCTGAGGTTGGGCAGGAAAGGGCTTTACCTCTTCCGCCTCGAAGCTGCCGTCATCAAATTCGGTCACATAAACTTCCCGCCCTGCTTTTAAGGCTTTGCTGATGCCGCCTTGGCTCATACGAAGCGCTGTTGCTGCTTTTAGCTGGCCAACTTTCGTCACAAAATCTTTGAGTGGTATGCGCTGCATACAGAACCTCTTTCACCATGCATACGCAAAAGTATTACCTGCGGTCTTTATTAAGTCAATATCGGCGGTCTTAGATTGATATTACCTGACGTAATACAGTGCTTTTATGAATAAACCTTTGAAAAAACGCCCATTGAGCGACGTAGAGCAGCAGGAATGCGCCGCGCTGAACGCGCTCTATAAAGCGAAGAAAAAAGAGCTCGGGCTGAGTCAAGAAAAAATTGCTATAGAAGGCCTCAAGGCCAATAGCCAGAGCGCTGCGAGCCACTATTTGACAGGGCGAAATGCCTTGAACATCGAGGCCGCCTCTGTATTTGCGCGTTATTTGAAAGTCCCTGTTTCAGCCTTTAGCGAGCGTCTTGCTAAAGAAATCGGCTCGCTTTCAAGCTCTGAGCCTTCGAATGTGGGTTCAACTCGTCAACCCATTGAGTCCTTCCGCTATCCAGTCATCAGTTGGGTTGCCGCAGGTGCCTGGGCGGAAGCCGTCGAACCCTTCCCTCCTGGGTTTTCAGATCGATACGAGCTATCGGACTACAACTCAAAGGGCCCCGCTTTCTGGCTTGAGGTCAAAGGTGACTCGATGACATCTCCGGTCGGGACAAGCATTACTGAAGGAACGCTGATCCTAGTTGATACTGAGGCTGACGTTCAGGCTGGAAAACTAGTGGTGGCCAAATTGGCTGACAGTGACCAGGCCACCTTCAAGAAGCTCGTAGATGACGGTGGTCGGCGTTACTTGAAGCCATTGAACCCTGCCTACCCTACAGAGATGTGTGCAGAGAACTGTCGAATCGTCGGAGTCGTGGTTAGGGCGCTGCAAAAGCTATAAACATGGCAACCCATCTTATCTACCTCTAGAGAGCCCGCCATGAGCGGGCTTTTTCGTCTTCCGACCACACAATTTTTTCTCTTTTTCTAAATCCGCAGCCTTCGTTTCTCTTTTTACATAAGGACGGCTGCAGGTGGCAGAAAAGGGCTATCCCAACCCGTCAAATATTTGACATTTTATGGTGGTGTTTTCAAACGACAAAAGTAAGGATCACCGTATGCATCGCCCTCTTTCTGCAAGCTCAACTGAGACTTTATGTGAGCGTCTACGCCGACGTATCCAACGCCTCATCGCTACACCGCATGCGCAGAAGATCCAATCCGTTTTAGTCACCAGATCAGAGAACGAATCTGCCGAAGCGTGGCACCAGGTGATGCAGGAGATTGAAGACACCGATGGGGTCCGCATGGATCGGCTTGAGTGCGGCGCCATTAGGATCGGGTGGCGAGAGTACTGCGAAGCGTAGAGAGAGCCCGCGATTGAGCGGGTTTTTATTATCTGCTGTATTTTTTATTACCTGCGGTCTTGACCAATTGTATTATCGCGAGTAATTTATTGCTCAGGCCATCGGCTTAGCAGCGAAAGCCGCGCCGCTCTTTAACAGTCAGCGAAACAAACAACAAACCGCATTGCCTCTATCGGCGACCGGCGAGCAGACAGGCCCGAAAGCCTGCCCACGACAGGATCAACCTGGACGGCTGATCGATGGTGAAACGCCAGAACCGTGTGAATGACCCGGCAAGCAATGCGCCCCGCCCCTCCGGCGGCAATAGAACGGACAGCATCACTGCTGCACCTAGGTGACAGGGTGCAGCGGGATGTAATCCCACCAGAGGAAACACCATGTTCGGAATGAAAAAACTCTTCGGCAAACAAGTCGGCAATGCCCAGGCCGAAATGAAGAAGGTCGTTAACCGCGACTTGATGCAGGCCATTGTCGGTGGCGGCCTATTGGTCGCTGCGGCTGATGGTGAGATTGAAGCCAGTGAGGTTTCCAAGCTGGATGAGTTGATTCGCTCCAACCCGAATTTGACACACTTCGGCAGCGAGATCACCGAAACCATCAATCGTTTTACAGGCCAGTTGAACGCCAACTTTCAAGTAGGTCGACTGGCGATCAAGCGGGAACTGGCCGATATCAAAAACGTTCCGGCCGACGCGGAGGAAGCCTTCGTCAACATTCTTGCTGTTGCCCAGGCTGATGGTCAGATCGAGCCAGCAGAGCTGGTGGTGCTGAAGGAAATAGGCATGCACTTCGGTCTGCGCCTGGCTGACTACGGTATCGAGGCGTGAAGTACGCGACAAAGGTTCTGCTGATCCTGCTGGCAGTGATCGTCGGCTGCATGTTGCTGAGCAACGCAGCCTCACGGGCCACTTGCTTCTACTACGGCTTCCAGACTGACCGAGAGACCCGCTACGCCGCCTTTGTTGGCTGCATGGTTCTGGTTGACGGGGCGTGGTTCCCACGCAATGAAGTCCGCGTAATGCAGTGATGTTTCACTGATGCCGCTTCTTGCAAGGCGGCATTGGGAAACCCACTCACGCAAGGAAATGGACAATGCTGATTTTGACTCGCAAAGCAGGCGAAAGCATCAACATAGGCAACAACATCACGATCACAGTGCTGAGTGTTAGCGGCAAACAGGTACGTATCGGAACTAGCGCCCCCAAGGATGTCCAGGTGCACCGAGAAGAAATCACGCAGCGCATTCAGGCGTGTTTGTCGAAGCCCGCGATGGCACCACCAGCGATCACTTAAGCAGGCCCTCGTGACACAAACAATGGCCCGGTTCCGATCGGGCTTTTTTACGCCTGCCTTTTATCAATCAGCCCCCTTCCCTGCCCAATGGCCACCAGTAGGTGGTCGGAGTGCTAATGAATACACCTAACCTACTCCGAGGGATCAACCATGCATCCATCATTTCAAGAGCGCATCGATGAAGTCGGTGAGCTGCTGCAACGAACAAAGGCCGCCCGCTCCGGGTTCTACAGTCGTATTGATCGACGAGCCCCGGCCAAAAATGTGCGCTACCAAGTCGTCGGCGGAAGCTTCGGCATGTATCAGATTAAAGACCTCACCACCGGCAAGACTCGCGCCTTCCGTAACGACTACAAGGCCGCTCACGACCTTGCCATACAGTTTGAAGCCAAGGCCAATCGCCAGATTACGGTGGCGCTATGAAAAAGCGAAAGCCCAACAATATGCGTACCCGGATAGAGCGAGCGAGCCGGGCACTGCTCAATGCCAATCACGTCGCGGTGGTCCACATCGACCCCAGCGGACACCAAGGGATGATCAACAGGAAGAGCTGCACGAGCATCCCGCCAGGACAACGCATGGCCGAAGCAGTCTGCGACGTTGCCCATCGCTGGACGATCTATGTCAGCGTCCAGTGTCGCGATCAACGCGGGCACCGCTACACGAAATCGGTGGAAGTCGCCCCTCAAGGCAACTATCTGGCCGCGCACCTCGAAGACGTGATCGAGGACACCTACAAAGCCCTGGTCGCCGAGAGCAATCCGAATCATCGGGTCGCGTCGGGCTGGATCGCCATTCCCGCCGACATCTCGTTGACCGAAGAACAGGCCGCCCGGATGTTCGACGCCGTGGGCGTATGGAACCAGCAGATAGCAGCATGAGACGTGTCAGCAGCCAGCGGCGCCAGCGCCTTCGTCAGCCTCAATTTCACCTTCCCCCTAGCGGCCTAATGGCCATCCCGGAGAAACAGCCATGTCTACCCCAACCGACACCGCAGAGTTCCTCGAAGAGCTGAACGGCGGCGCATTCGCTAACCAAATAGGCCACGCCCTTTCCGAAGTAGCCGCCGGGGTGGTTGATCACGGCAAGGCCGGCAAGCTGGTCATTACCCTGGACTTCAGCCAGATCGGCGAATCGAGCCAGGTAAAGATCAAACACAAGCTCGACTACAAGGTGCCGACCAAGCGTGGCACCCGCAGCGAGAACACCAGCCTGGATACGCCAATGCACGTCGGCTCCGGTGGAAAGATCACTCTCTTCGCCGAGAAGCACGACCAGCTCTTCAGCCGTGAACAAGCCCCAATCACCCCCCGCAACTAACCGCTCAACCATCAAGGAACTGACCAATGTCTCTGACCAAAGAAGCGATCCAGCTCATCACCGATACCGCGCTCGAAGCGAGCGGTAAAGCGCTGGCCACCCAAACGCCTACCATCGTGCTGCCCGAAGGTTGCCAAGTGGTCACACTGGAGAAGTGGCAGGCCGGTCGCAGCCGCTTTCGTGGCATTTACTCTACCCACTCGCTGGCCGACTTCAGCGCGTACGTCGCCGCAAGGACAATCCCATCCGCCAAGGGCTTCATCGACCAGGACGAAATGACCTGCACGCTGCTGTTCAACCTTGGCACCGATGCACTGCCAGGGCACGCAGATGACCGTGCCGTTCTGAAACTGAAGGCATCGGCCGGCTACAAGGCCGCTCAAGGCATCGGCGGCCGGGCTATGACGCAGAAGGATTTGAGCGACTGGATCGAAGATTGGCATCAGTACCTGACACCAGTAGATGACGAAGGGAAAGAAATCCCTGTCGCCAGGGCCATTGCAGCCGTGCGCACAATCACGGTCAAGGCGACCAGCGAATCCGAAACCACCGTCGGCGACACCAGCGCCAGCCGTAGCGCAATGGATCAGATCGAAGCCCGCAGCAAAGAAACGTTACCAGCGGCCCTGTTGTTCAGCACCATCCCTTACGAGGGCCTGACCGAGCAGCAGATCAATCTGAGGACATCTGTGATCACAAGCGGCGCCCAACCAGCACTGAAGCTTCGTTGGGTCGGTGAAGAGGTTCAACGCGAAGACATCGCGCAGGAGTTCAAGACAGTTCTGCAGCGCAATATCGGCGATGCAGCAGTACTTACTTTGGGTGCTTTCGATCCGAAGTAAGCGCTTCAGGCCGGGAAACCGGCCTGACCACCCTTACCTATTGCGCTGATGTCATGCGCTTAGCATGCTGGCAGCAATCTGCAATAAGACCGTAGCCGCCGCAGCAAATGCAGCCCTACTGTTCCATTTTGACTGCAAGCGCAACGTCCCAAAAAGCTCACCGCCATCGATCACGGCGCACTTCCAATAGTCGTCATCTGGCTTGCCTTTGAACTCGGGCGGTACAGGTGCTTTGACAATTGCGGCGACCACCCAAAACGCCGCCGAAAGCAAACCGGCAACGAGTGATGCGACATTCGCCACTTGTGCGTAGTCCACAGAATCTCCTTGATCCGGCCCCATGCCGGGCCAAACACAAATACCCCACTCCAACGAATCACGCCAGCCGGCGAAGCTGACACCTTACTGGTGATGCCCCACCTTTCGTATGCAGCAAACGGCTGCATCTAAGCGAATACAGCTTCACTTAGACGATTTCGATCTGGAGGATCGTCGACCTCGTAAGCGACACCATGCTCGACAACACCGAAGCCTACGACCAAGACGAAGGCAAAACCGTAACCCTGGATAAAGCGCTGCGCCAAGAGCTGGAACAACTGACCGAACCGGCCTACCTGCACGGCTGGGAATAACCCTCCCCATCTTCTGCCGCCACGCGCGGCACGGAGCACCCAATGAAACGAGAGCTGATCAAGATCAGTGAGTTCCAGCGCCGACGCTGGGGCGAAAACGGAACACCGCAATGCCCTCAGGCGATTCGCAACCACATCCGCAACGGCGTAGTGCCCGGCGAGCAGATCGGGAAACTCTGGTACGTTGACTGGACCGCATTCAACCGCTCGGATGGAAACGACCTGGTGGCTATGGTATTGAAAGGAGCTGCATGATGGCACCACGGCCGCGCAATACTGCGAACAAGAACCTACCGCAGAACCTGTACTTCGATGCGCGGCGCTCGACCTATCGCTACCGCCGGCCAACCGACGGCAAGTGGTTTCAGTTCGGCTCCGACCGCATCAAAGCAATCGACGCCGCAAAGCAGCTGAACCTAGAGTTTATGCGCGGCGCTGACCTGGTCGGCGCCGTGATGAGTGCTTCATCTGAGTCGTTCACCACTTTCCTCGACACCTACGAACGTGATGTCCTGCCGCCGCGCGAGCTGGCCAAGGGCACGCTCAGCCTATACGCGGTGCACTTCCGGCGCTTCCGTAAGCAGTTTGAGGGCAAGGCTGTCGACCAGATATCCATCCGTATGGTTGCAGAGATGTTGGACGCACTTACCCCGCGCACAGCAAACCAGTGCCGCGCACTGCTGACTGACATCTTCAACCACGCGGCGGCCAAAGGCCTGTGTCCGGACAACCCCGCAGCGAGCACGATTAATCGAATCGAGAAGAAACTGCGCAAGCGCCACACCGTCGATGGCCTGAAAGCCATCCGGGAGAAATCGCCAGTCTGGCTGCAGAACGCAATCGACTTGGCGTTGATCACCGCTCAGCGCCGGACGGATATCCTGGACATGCGCTTCGACGGAGTACGCGAGGGGTTTCTATACGTTGTACAGAAGAAGACGGCCAAGGCCAGTGATGCGGCGTGGATTCGCTTTAGAGTGACACCCGAGTTGCAGGCCGTGATCAGCCGATGCCGTGACGACACCGCTTCGCCGTACCTGGTGCATCGGAAGCCGGACCGCCTGAAACAGAAGCAGGCGCAGACGAAGGACCACTGGACGAAGGTTGAAGAGAGGTATTTGACTCGAGCGTTCAAAGGCGCCCGGGAGGCGGCGGAATGCTACGAGGGATGGAAGGAAGAAGAGATGCCGGGCTTTCATGAAGTGCGGGCGCTGTCGCTGCACCTGTACAAGAAAGCCGGAAAGAATGGGCAGAAAATTGCTGGTCATGCGAGCGAGGGCATGACCAAAAACTACCAGCGGGACCACGAGGAAATCGTATGGTCCGAGGCGATTCCAGACCTGAATATCAGCGAAATCACTGGATAG